GCGTTAGCACCAATAGCAGCCAACACCCAAGTCTTACCAACACCAGCAGGTGCAACAATCACACCAAGTTCACCACCACCTAAACCACCTTGAGTTAATTCATCAATTACTTCCCAACCAGTTGATACAGTTTCTCTAGCTGTTTCTGAATATCTATCTTCAATGTGTTCAATGTATTCGTGTCCAATGTTTCTTTCAGTTCCTGCATTAAGAGCATCATCTACTAATCTTTTGATAATATCATAATCACCTTTTGATTCCATTATTTCAACTGATTCTAATATAGCATTTTTTAATGTTTGATTTTTAAAAAAATCTAAACACTTATCTTGTATAAAATCTAAATCAGGAGCCTCAAAATATCTATAAATTTCTTTTAAATTTTCAAGTATATTAACTTTTAAAACATCTAATTCAACTTCACTTACTTTTACTTTAAAGACATCAAGTGTTATACATTTTCTATACTCATCAAAATATTTTTTACATTCTTTTACAATCCATTTTAAGCTATCACTATCGTAATGTTTCTCATCAAGTATATCGTGAATCTGTTCAAGAAATGTTTGATTAGTCATCAGACTAGCTATTGACTTAACTTGAAATGTGTGTCCAAATTCTTGTAATTTATCTGTCATTTATTTCTACTGCTAATTTTTTAATCAAATTTTCTACAGCACCTTTAATTTCATCATTAAGTGATTCCCAAACTCCATTTCGTTTACTCTCATCTCTCAATTCTTTTATTCTTTTAATTAACATTTCAGTTTTATTCATTCATACCTCCGTGTGCTTTTGGTAACCCATATTTATTAACTCTAACATAAACCATTTTGTCTATTGTACATACACTCCTACCAGCCTGAATACTTCTGACATCACAAGATAATGTACAAGATGTCTTACCTATCTCTAATGTTTGCATTCCTATCTCTACCACATCACCTTGTATTACAGGAAATTTAAAATCTATTTCTGATATGTACTTGGTAACGATAAGTCCAGTTTGTAATTCTAATGCTGCGTGAATACCACCTTCTTCATCTATCCATTTAAGTAATTGACCTCCATGAAGGTATCCTCTTGGATTTAAGTCTGCTGGTGTTACTAATTTTCTTGTTAAAAACTTCATTACATTCTCCAGGGTAGAATAGTTAATCCTATCAGATTAAGAAAGTATTCTATTATATAGAATCCTATACCACCAACTACTATTTGATAAAACCACCATTTCCAACCTTCTAATCCTAATACCCATTTACGAATTGGTGATTCCATTGCCCATTCATATAATTTCTTTTCTATTTTTTTCATTTCTTTTTCCTTAAATATTCATCTAATAATTCTGGTTTCTCTAAAGCTTCAAATTTATATTTTCTATGAAAAGCATTATGACATTTAATACATAATACTACTCCATTAAATCTATCATATCTTTTTTTAGGAAATTTATCCCAACTATATTTGTGATGTGCATGTAATACTTTTGTTGTCTTTCTTTTCTTGTTACACTTTACACATACATAATATTTTGATAAACCTATTTTTCTTTTATTTAATTCAAAAACCATTTTACGCCAAGTTTTATATCTTAGCTGTCCTTTACTATTCTTCCACCTATTACCTGGTTTAAATTTCATCTCTATAATCTTTTTTATGTTTCTTTTTACGATTATATTTGTTTTTATCTTTATGTCTACGAGTTCCTATATCAGTGCCCATAAAGAAATCCCTACTGACTCTTTTTATTCGTAAAGATTGGTCATTAATGTAATCCAACATCTGTTGCATTGTTTTTTTCTTTTTCTTCTTTTTAGCCATTTAATCCTCTGAATCTATCTAATCTCGTAAACTCCATTATCCAACTATCTAAATTTTTAATCTGTGTTGATAACTTATCTTTCAAAAACATTGTTTGAAATTTATATTTTACCAATTGAGGAACTTTACCATTAACCGTATTTTGTATCTTTCTCATCGTGTGTTTTGGTATGTCTACTTTTTGTAATTGCATTAGTAAATAATTCCTCTTCACTATATTACTACTTTTTTTTATATTTTCCAAGAGTTTTATTTTTTTATCTGATTTTTCTACAAATTCTAATAAATCTCTAACATCAAATTTCTCATCAGACGAAATTTTTGGCAGAAATTTTTGTAGAGTTTTAAGTCCTGCACCTTTTATCCCCCCTATATTATCTGACTTATCACCATCTAATATTCTATAGGTTAATATGTTATGTGAGGGTATACCATATTCTTCAAATACTTCTTGTCTATTATAAAGTTTCTTTTTTGTTGGTGACCAAACTTTGACTCTTTCATCTACCAATTGTAAGAAATCTTTATCTGTACTCATTAATATGATGTCACTTTCAGGTAGTAGTTGTTGAGATATATAAGCCATTGTATCATCAGCTTCTATCCCATCAATACAAACAAGAGTCAATGGTAGTTGTTCTAAATATTCAATCAACCTACCCATTTGTTGTTTCATAGATTGTTCTTCATCTTGAGGAGCTGTTCCCCAATCTACATTACGATTTAATCTACTTTTAACCTTACGAGTAGCTTTATATTCAGGATATATTTTTCTTCTTCTTTTACTACCATCTTTACCATCAAAAACAATGATACAACGAGAAGGTTTTAAAATATCACAAGTATATCTTATTGATTTTAAAAAACCCATCATTCCACCGATATGTAATCCATCATCGTTAATAGAAGGATTAACTGCGAATGACCTGATAAATGTATTCAAGCCATCCACAATTAAAACTCTATCATTTAGATGTGTTACTGATTTATGCTCATTGTTTTTTGTTTTTTCTAAAAATGATATAAACTTTTTATTTAAATCAGTTTTAGAGTTCATCTACTACCTCATCAGTTTCAGTAACATCATCAACACCAAGCTGTTTTGAATCATATTTAAGAATACAAGCTTCACATATTAACTTGTAACAATAATCTTTTAATTCTGAATTAGTTAACATTAACTCTTCAAAATCTTTAGATAAAAATTTGTATTCTTTTATTAATTCACCAGTTTCAGTATCTGCATGTTGTAATGTATACCAAGCACCACCAACTTTTAAAAGTTTGTGTTCTTTCATTACAGTTAACCAACTATCAAAATCAGCAATACCTGTATCAAAGTAAAGAGGAAAGTCTGCAGTTCTCATTGGAGGACCAAGACGATTCTTAATCACTTGTCCTCTTATTTTAATACCAATAGTAGTTTTATTAGCATCTTTGATTTGTCCCATATTCTTAAATCTAACACGAGTTGATGAATGAAATGGAAGAGCCTTACCACCTGAAGTAGTCCAAGGGTCGCCAAACATTACACCTAACTTTTGTCTTAATTGATTTGTAAATACAAGAGCTACTTTTTCACGAGCTATCATCTGTGTTACTTTTCTCATAGCTTTACTTATGATAATTGCTTTTGCTGTAGCCCAACCATCTTTATCAAAGTCAGCATCCATTTCTACTTTCGTAGAAGCAGCTGCTAATGAGTCAACAAGAATTGTAACTAACTTATCTTTGTTTGATTCTCTGATTTTTGTAACAATTGTTTCAATAGTATCAAATATCTCTTCACAAGTTTCAAGATGTACATATAACATTTTACTTGTATCGACACCAATAGCTCTCAAGAACTCTTGAGATACTGCTGATTCAGTATCTATATAAACTGCTATACCATCTTTTTTCTGTGTCGAAGCCAATAGATGAGAACCTATTAAAGACTTACCACTACCTTCTAAACCATTCAACTCTGTAATTTTACCTACACCAATACCACCATTTGGTCTATTAGATATAGCAATGTCTAACATTGTTGAACCTGTTGAAAGGTAATCTGTCACATCAGTAGGATTATCATCTTCTTCTAGAAAGTAAGCAACCTTTTGATGTTTAAATTGTTTATTTAGTTCATCGGCTATTACATTAGCCAATTCGTCTTTTTGTGACATATTGTTCTCCTTATGATGATGAGTAGAGGTCAGCTGTAGTCTTGGTCTAACTCTAAACTAATCAGAGACGCGTCTAATAGTTTCCAGAGACCTCTTTACTCAATCAATTGATTTTAACTATTGAATAACTGGTCAAAAGCATCTTCTACATTTTCAGTTTTCTTTTCTTCTGTTTTTGTAGCAGTTGCTGTTTGAGTTGTTGTAGCAGTTGTTGTTGTAGAAGTTTCTTCTGCACTATCGTCACTTGGATTCAAGTAATTTTGAAGAGCTTCTTTCAACTCATCATAAGTTGGTTCTGTATATAACTCTGTAAGGTCTGATTGTGAATTGAAAATTGTTTCAAGAACAGCCTTATCTTCTGTTATAGCAGTTTGATTAGGTTTAACTCTCACAGTAGTTTTACCATATTGATTTCCAGCCTCAGCAGGAGTCTGTCTTA